ATTAAAGAGCTTCTACAACGCAAAGAACAACGCAAGAAAAATTGGAATCAAAACATTTACAGTGTTAGAACCAATGACAATTTAAAGGCTAAAATAGATCATTATTGTACAGAAAAAAAGATCACATTTAATGCCTTTTTCAATCAACTCCTAAACAACTTTTTTAAATAATTATGTCTGACTTTAACGACTTCAAACCTGCATTTCCTCTACCTATGAGTTTTAAAATTCAAGATGGTAAATATGGTATGCAATTAGGTATATTTATACCTACAGAATCAATAACACACGTTATTGACCATTTACAAAATTTAGTTAATACTAAATCATCATCGGGATCAGTCTATCTTGGTAAAGATAAAGGTACTCTTAAAACAAATGGAGTATATCTTAACGCTAAAGTCTTAGATGGAGAATACGGCCAATATGGGCAGATAAATCCACAGAAGATAGAGAACGCACCTAATACTGACGAGTTACCTTTCTAATATCGAGGCATTTGTTTTTGTAAGATTTGACAATGTAAGTCCTCTGTCTGGGCAAGGAGGGTCATGGTTTTGATACCCATTCATTGAACTTGCTGCTCCTTTCAAAATGACGGATGCCTGTGTGGTTAAAGGCATTTTGCAAACATATTTGGAAGAAGATATGAGTTCCCATCGAGGACAGAAAAGAATCACAACCCCTGCAATAAGGGTGCATAACCTTTTCTAGTAAGCAAGTAATCCTGTAAGTCCCAGATTCTTTATATATATTTCATTCAAGATTCAATTATCATGCAATCAAAATCTATTACATATTTTGTTGAAGATCCCAACCTAAAGGTTAGATTTAAAATAATTAATGGTGTACGTTATTGGCTTACACCTCCTCCTGCTAACTACGAAAGATGAAAAGAGATGAAACTCCTTCTGGTAAAAAACTTGAAAAATTAAAAGAAATTAGAAGAAAAGGATTAGTTAAATTATTACTTGATGTGGAACTTCGTGGTGTTGAACATAGAGTTCATATCACAAGCGATTCAAGAGCAGACCTAACAGTGCATGATGGGGATTGGGTCACTGACCATATCAGGACTGCTATTGTCAAGCATAACTATGAAATCAATAGAATACCAAAGCTACAAGTAAAGGACTTTACAATCAAAGAAATTAAAGAGTATGAAAACTCAATCGAATAAAAAAATCGTAGGACAAAAATTTGAAATAGATCAAACTGTAAAAAGAAATCATACAGTTGGATATTCTGCCAGTAAATATGCACAATTTACTGGAAAAATCAAAGAAGCTTTTACTAAAAAAAATAAGTTAGGAGTTTCTCAATATTATTACAAAGTCTATTGGGAAGATGGGAGATCATCTGAACACGCTCAACATAGTCTTAAATCTATCTAATAAAGTTTTTTTTGTTTTATATTTTTTCTTTCTAAGTTTTTCTTTTCTCATCTCTCTTATTGTGTTTAAAGCTTCGAGTTCTGCTAAACGACCTAACATTCCTGCCAAAAACACATCCTGTTTCATTTGGTATCTGATTAAATGAACACAGTAATTTTTAACATCATCAAAATCATCACTTTTCATAACTTCTCTACATCTCATCTCAACAGAAAGTTCTAATTCTGGAGGTGGATTTTCAAGTTCTATATTAAAGAAAGTATCGTTGCTCATTTGACAGGAAATAGTTTTTCTTCAATCATCTTTACGATTGCGTCATCTATATCATTGTCAGTTTTAGATGAAGCATCTTTCAGCATCATTAATACTGCTTTGCGTAGAGATTCACTCTTACCAAATTTAATAAACAGTCCTATTAGAAACTTTGACATAATGTTTTGTGTTCTTTTTCAAACATACCAAACATTAACGATTCTGACCTTCTAGCCGACTCACTTCCTTTTCAAGTTGATTTACTCTACGAAATAATTCAATAATATCTCTGTCTCTTCTATTACTAACATTAGATAAAACCATAACGAAAGCC